CCCAGCACAAATAAAGGTCAAGGTTACATCTCCGAATGCTGGAGTTCCAGCAACTGGAGTTGGTGCTCCGAAGATCTTACTTTCTACTGTGTTAATAGTATATCCAGGCAATTCTGCAGATTCACACTGAAGCGAGAGTTCCTCTGCCGTTCCATATGATTGCAAGAATGGAGGGACCGTAATGATAACATCAAATTTAGATGTTTTCGAGAATCCTGCATGAGAATCGAAATGCGCGATAAATTTGTTTACATTAAATGCCATTACCTTTTATACACCATCTTTTGCGTTGGTAAGAAGATCGCAGTTTCCCAATTATTCGGCTCAATGTAAATCATAGAAGAAACGATATGATTCAATAGATATCTTTTTAGACAGTCTTGAATCATTTTATATCTGCGCGATTTCGCGAGCAAATCATACGATAAACGAAACTTTGTTGTATCGTCATATTTATCGTTGTTTATAAAATCGTGCAAGCGATCTAAAAGAGCGAGTCGACTGTATGGATCGAGATAATGTAGGTTTAACCCTAAGAATCCGTCTGGGTACATTTCTATGGGAATGACTAGAGGAAACTTATCCCAAACTGGGAGAACATCTTTAAGTTTCGGGTCGTACTGATAGGTGTACATACGACCTATAAATGCTCTCGGAGAAATTCTTCTAGCGTCATTTAGCACATTCGAACGATCGGCTGGCATTCGAAGTGCCATTAGTTTATTGCCAAGCCATGTTCTGGCTTCTGCGCTTCGTGGTCGAATACCAGCAGCGGTCATTTCTCGACTTAATTTATCGAATAGTGATGGCATTAGATTCCGAGATCTTCCTCTGTAATAACTTTAAAAGTCCATTGCTTATTCTTGCAATACTCTGTCGCAGCCTTCCATTTCGCTTCATTGACGCCCCAAGTCATCACTTCATTGATGTATCTTCGTGTAATCTTCGACTTCTTCTGTGGAGGAACAGATTGGCTTTTAGGTTTCACCTCTAGGATGAGAGACTCAACCACACCAATCCTATTCTGTACTTTCACAAAAAAGTCAGGAAAATAACGATGCCAACGATTATCTACAGGCGATAAATATGGAATAATGATTTCCTCGTTAGACCACTGAATAACACTTGGGTTAGAGTCAAGGTGCACCATAACTCGGCGCTCCCACAACGATCTGTACCAGATGTTTGTCGGATCACCTAAATATTTATTGGTATTTTTCGGACTGTATCTACCTGAATAAGCCATAGATTTATTTAGACCCCTCGGAACAATTAATGTCAACACCATTAAGCATCACTAGTGTATCTAGAAGTTTAGATCCAAACGAGGCAAAGGGACCACTTGCTGCCCTTGCTAAAAATTCATTCTCTACCGCCGATTTACGCTATCCGATTAATCTTGGAACTAATAATTTTGAGGGATTGCATTACATAACCTTCTATGTAAACGTGCAAGAAAAATCCAAATATAACGTTTCGCAAAGAACAGAAATAGGTCCTGTTGCGAATCAAAATCGTGCCAATGATGCCTCAGCAGGATTCGCTCAGATTTCATCTGGTAATTCTATTATCAGCGACAGTAAAATGGGGCAACTCTTTGCCGAAGGCACAGGCGGTATGTTCGGTGCCGCTATCGGTGGTGCTGTGGGAAGTATTGCTGGTGAGTTGGGTGGTCCAGTCGCAGGAGTGGGTGGTGCAGTTATCGGTGGTGCAGTTGGCGGACTTATTGGTTCTTCAATTGTAAGTGCTATCGATCTTTCTCGTAAGACTAAACGAATTAAGTCTACGATTTCAATGTATATGCCAGATACGATAAACCAACAAATCGTTCACGAGTATGGTGAAGTTTCTATGACTGACGCTCTCGGAATGGTTGGTGCCATTGGTCAAGGTGCGGCTGGCGTTGGATCTTCTATTGAAGGTTATTTTAGCGATACATTTGGCTCTGGTGCAAAAGCAGATCTAAAGGGTGCTGGAGCAGGTTCAATGGCTGAACTTGCAGGAACATTAGCTGAAAAGTCTGGAGCGTTTGGTGGTGGAATTAAAGAGGCACTTTTATTCTCAGCAGGTTTGGCGTTAAATCCTCAAGTAGAAGTTCTCTATCAAAAAACAGGTCATCGTGAGTTTCTATTTGATTTTAAGATGTCACCAAGAAGCCAAGCCGAAGCCGATGCAATTCGCAAAATTATCAAAGAATTTAAGTTTCACTCAGCACCAGAATTATTAAAAGGTGCTTCTGGACGCTTCTTTGTTCCACCTGCTGAGTTTGATATTAAGTTTTTCTATAATGGAAAAGAAAATCTAAACATTCATAAAATTTCCTCGTGTGTTTTAGTTGGTATTGATGTAAACTATGCTGCAGCAGGACAATGGACTACGTTCGACGACGGTATGCCTGTTGACATTGCAATGCAATTAAGATTTAAAGAACTCGAACTTATGCACAAGGGTCGCATTGAGGAAGGTTATTAATGGCTGCTCTAGGTTATTTCAATTATTTTCCGAAAATAAGTTACACATTTGACAAGAACTCGATCAATCAGCAAGCCGTTACAAACATCTTTGCTCGTTCGACGTTTTTAAAAGAAGTATCAAATAACTCATCTGTGTATTTTGAGTATCAGGTTCAAGATTCTGATTCACCTGAGATTATCGCACATAAAATTTATGGCGACTCATACAGATCATGGCTTGTATTGTTATTCAATAAACTAATCAATCCTTCTTATGATTTTCCTCTTAAAACAGAAGTTTTAGATGAGTATATTCAAAACAAATACGATCAGACTTTGATCGCCGCGCAAACACAAATACATCATTACGAACAAGAGGTGACAACAACCATCACATTTAATGGCGTGCAGTTTTATCAAACAGTCACAACTTCTATCATCTCGGACAAAGAATACAATTTTGTGACTGGAACTTTGGTTGATAGAACAGTTCCATCAATTGCTGATACATCATTAGTTGTAAGCACAGAGCAAAAGACACTAGAGAATAATCAAGTTGCAACCATCGTAACAAGAAATAAGGCAGTATCAAATTATCAGTATGAAATTAATGAAAATGAAAAACGTCGTAAAATTAAACTTCTTGACCCTGCGTATGTCGCTCAGGTCGAGCAAGAATTTAAGCAGTTGATGAGCAATGGCTGAAGACGTTGGTATAACTAATTCTAAGAATTTTGATGTAAAGATCCTGGATTTGATAAATTCGGGAGGTCAGGTTGTTGACTTAAGAAAGATATTCATGGAAATTCAATTATTCCAGGACATCTATTCTCCTGTAATGACAGGAACTATTCTACTTCAAGACGGTCATGACATCTTTAATAATTTTTATTTTTGCGGAAACGAGTATTTAAAACTTTCTATTGATAAACCATCGCTCGGAAAACCTATTCAAAAAATCTTTAGAGTATATAAAACTGGTGGAAGAAAACCAGGCTCTGACTCAGGGCAAATTTTTACGCTTTATTTTTGCTCAGAAGAACTCGTGTTCTCAAATCAAAAACGTGTGAGTAAGGCATATAAAAGTCAAAAGACTGTCGACATTATTAAAGACATTCTTAAGAATGAATTAAAAGTCGATGATTCTAAGATTGGAAAATTAGAAGGCACTTCTGGTGTATATGATTTAGTCGTTCCAGGAATGACTCCGATTGAAGTTATACAGTGGGCAGCATCACGCTCCTACGACGCAAGTAAGAAATTTTGTTATTTCTTTTATGAAGACCGCGATGCATTTCAGTTTAAATCATATAACACATTAATTAAGCAAAAGCCACTTAAAACGTTAAAATACGAAATTAAGACTGTAGAGCAAGATCCTGCAAATAATAAAGATTCAATTGATAAATTTGAGATTAGAGGTGAATTTGATACTCTAAAGATGATGTCTCATGGTGGTTATGCCTCTAAGTTATTATCCGTTGATATCTTTAATCAGTCCTTCAAGTATAATAATTATTCAATAGAAATTGCAGAAGCACAGGGTAATCTTCTGAATAAATTTAAACCAATTAACGGACTTAAAAATCTAGACAAAGTCCCTATAACACAAACTTATGATTCTCTATTCTTAACAAATATTGCAATAAATGATACCGCATCAGAAAAAGAAAGCGATCGCGATAAGTGGATGATGAATCGTGCATTACACATGATGGCAATGCACAATACAAAAATTAACATTATTATTCCTGGTGATATTTTCTTAAGAGCAGGTGACGTTGTCAAGTATGAGTTTCCCAAATTTGAAGGTGCTGATAAATCTGGAAAAACATTAGATGAATATCGCACTGGCAATTATCTTGTTTCTGCCATTTGCCATAAATTCTCTGGTGCTGATAAGGGAGATTTTGAGAGTATTGTGGAACTCGTTTCCGATTCATTCTCAAAACAGATTCCTGCAGCAAAAGAGGGTCTTGAAAAAGTGACGAGTAAATATACATGAAAGCGCGCAAAAATTTTATAGGTCTTGAGGGGTTCGTTTGGTGGGTTGGTGTTGTTGAAGACCGCCAAGATCCAGAACAACTCGGTCGTGTTCGTGTTCGCTGTTTTGGTTGGCACACTGAAGATAAGAAAAAGATTCCAACAAATGTTCTTCCTTGGGCGCATCCAGTTGTCCCAGTAAATCATCCTGCTGTATACACTCCAAAAGAGGGTGATATGGTTTTCGGTTTCTTCATGGATGGCAACTCTGCGCAGAATCCAGTCATTATGGGTGTTCTGCCAGGAAAGCCGCAGCAAAAGCCAAGATATGAAGATGGATTTAACGATCCAAGAAAAAGTTTTGGTGATGCGCCAAAGAGACCAGATGATAATGCTGAGGCATATCCAAAGTCAAAGTATCTCAAAGAAGCAACGACAAATCGCCTTTCTCGCGGAAAGGCAGACAGTACAATTATTGCTACACGAAAAAAGAATCTAAAGAAAAGTATAAAGTCTGCAGGTGGAGTAACTTGGTCAGAACCAGCTCCAGCATTTGCACCAAAGTATCCTTACAACTATGCACTTGAGACTGAATCAGGTCATGCCTTTGAATTAGATGATACTCCAGGAAAAGAGCGCGTTCATTTGGCTCATCGAAATGGATCGTACTTCGAAGTCGATAAAGACGGAAATAAAGTCGAGCGCGTACAAAAAGACAATTATGAAGTGATCATGGGCGATGATTTTATCTACGTCAAAGGTAAGGCAGTCATTACAGTCGAAGGTAATTTTAATCTTAAGACCGCAACTGTAAACATAGAAGCAGCTGCAATTAATATGGCTGCAGACGGAGCAATCAAAATTAAGGGAAGCTCGGTCAATATTGAATCAACAGGTTCCATGGACCTAAAAGCAGGTGGGGCTGGCAAATTTACTGCTGGTGGACGTCTTGATCTCAAGGGAGCAACAGCTGGTCTTGGTGGCGCAACAGTCGACATTCCTGCGGCAAAGGTCAATCTGCAAAGTGGTTCTGTTGGGTCTGCATCTGGAGCAGGAATCACTGGTGGCGGCACACAGGCTGCGGCAGGTGAAGCAGCTGCAAATTCAGCTGCGCAAAGTGCGGCAACTCAAGCGGCGGCAACAGCTGCAGGAAGTAATGCAGTTTCAACTCTTGGTTCTACCTTTACTGCTGCAGCAAATGC